GCTAAAGTAGCCTCTGAGATACCTCTCTTTTTAAAATACGCTATAGTACGCTCTGATAATTCTACGCCATGTGCATCTGGTAAGATATACTCCTCTTTAGGCTGGAGCTTGACATTACCAGAAAATCCACAATTATGACAGTTGTATACGCCTTTTTCCAGATTCAGGGATAGACATTTGTCTTTTTTGTTTTTTCTCGTGTGTGAGCATTTTGGACATAGTGTTTTTTGTTCTACTGCGTTGCTCTTGATCTCAATGCCTAGAGCTGTAAATTGTTCGATCATTCTATTATCTTGTTTGCTAGGTTAATTAAATCACTGTGTTTGACCATCACAGCTATATCTTTTCTCTTTTTTCGTCTGTAAGGCTTATACAAACCTTTCTCATGTTTTGCTGGTATGTTTGGGATCTTAACTCGACACCATTCTAGGAGTTCTAGTCTGTCTACGATCACCCAGAGATCATAAATATAAAAAGCAATAGCATCAGCTTTGCCATAGATCCAGCCTTTTCTACCTATCACATTCTGAAACTCGATCCAGTGATGATCTCCTTTATCGCCTTTGACATCGTATTTGATCCCATTATGCTCCAGATCCCAGTGATCATAGATATCCTGTTCCTTAGTTGCCCAGATCACATCGCCTCCTAGTTTCTCTGCAAACTTTCTCTCAAAGGATCTACCTATCTCCAGATCCAGATCCTGTTTTGCCTTAATCTTTGGATCTAAACTCATAGCGATTGATGTCTGGAGTAAAAGTCTCTGCAAAGATGTCGATATATCTTACGCCTTCTTTATTGAGCTGTGTGAGCTTGATCAGTGATCTGATGTTCTTTGCCCAGAATTGATCAGCCATTGCTTTCTGGAGTATGACATAGACTTGTCTGGGATTGTAGCCATACTGTTTCTCTAAACGCTCCAGCTCTTTGATCCATTTGATATGCTGAGCCTTAGTCTTTGGTCGATACCTTTCTGGAAAAAGAGGTAGGATATGCTTATATGCTTTCTTTAAATTTTCAGGCGCTTTATATTCTTCTTTATTATTAGTAGTTATACTAGTATATAATACTGGGACATTTTTGTCTACCCCCCCTAGACATTTTTGTCCACCCCTATGGACATTTTTGTCTACCCCTCTTACAGTGATATATCTGCCAGATACTTTCTTGTCATTGTACTGGTACTCCACTTCAATGTGATCTGCTTTTTTAAGCTCTGAGATCCATCTTGAGATCGTCTTTGGACTTACCTTATAGATGTTAGAAAAAAACTCATTAGAGGCCCAGCAGTAGCCTTCTTGATTTGTTAGCGCTGTGATCTCAGCATAGAATAATTTAGCATTAGGGGACAGGCGATCATCATACCTAACATCAGCTGGTATGAATGCCCAGTAGTTTCTATCCATAATCGTGTGCCCAGTAGTTTCTATCCATAATCGTGTGTTATTCGATCATGTCCTTGATCTCGTCACAAAAGACTCGTATTTCGTCAAAAACCTTTTTAAAATCTTTGGCTGGGATTTTGTCATCCCCAAAAATTGTAAAAAGACACTCTACTAATAGATCAAATTCTACCCTAGTCATTTTGCCATAATAGACAAATTTAGGATTATGATCCAGAGTTGAGTCAGTGCGCCATACTTTGTCATCGATCTCTGAATAGTAGACCTTTGTGTATTTGCTATAGCTCATTGTTAAAGTATTTATCGATTAGATCCTGTGCTTTATCAAAAGAGTTAAGCCAGACAGCAAACCATCCTAGATCAGAGAGATCCTGTAGTATCTCCTTTTGATTCTGAGTTGGTTTATTGTAGCCTACTTTTAGCTCGATGGCAAGGCCATGAAATTTATTGTTTGGATTAAATATCAGTATATCTGGTACGCCAGAGAGGCCTCCTAAGTACTTAAATTTAAAACGCTCGAAAGGAGTACGCTTTCCCTCGTTCGCTACATGAATTACGAGCGCTTGAGGATATTGGAGCTGTAGATAGACTATCACCTCTCTCTGTAGCTTGTCCTCTTTGCTTAAATACTTATGGAAACCTCCAGCCATACCTTATAAAATTATAGCTCCATCTGGAGTAGTATCATAGCCATTATAGCCTACAGCGATACCTGTCTCTAGATAAAACTTCCAGTCTTTAAAAACTCTCTCAAATGCGATCTCTCCATCATCGATCTGCTCATCATTAAGTGCATACACTTGGCAAGTATAGGGATGTTTTGTTTCCACTGCAATAAATCTCCAGTTTAAAGGATCTAGGCCCAGCACTCTACAGTAGAAAACAGCCTGTAAATGATAGGCAAACTTCTTAACATCTGATCTAAATGCTCTGGGACTATTGTCTTGACATGTTTTGATGTCTGCGATCATCCCAGTCTCAGGATTATACACATCTGGTCTAGCTTTGATCTGTACGCCATCGATCTCTGAGTAGTGAGAGATCTCTCTCTCGCCTTTTAGTAGATCAAGTACTTTATCATCGCCTAAAGCATTGTGAGTAATTTTCTTAACGATCTGCATTTGCTCTGGAGTGATAATGACCTTACCTTGAGATTTGAGGAGTACTTTTTGATACTCCTCTTTTCCCTCTTTTGTACGCCTGTCGATCTTAGGCATTACATAGATCTGATCATTAAACTCCTCTGGCTCTAGAATCATAGTGTGTACAGCTGTCCCTAAATCCATAGATGCTGTAGAGTCCCACTCCTTATTGATGGCGTGATAAACGCTCTTTTTCCAAATCTCCTTGAAAGTACTGGAGCTTACAGCTGGATGGCTGTGATATTCACTATTAGTGTCTTTTTTGGCTAACATAATCTAGAAAGGTAAATCGTTATCATCTATTGAAGTGTCACTAATTACCTCTCCTGTAGATAGAGGAGCTGCTTTAGGATAGGGACTATCCACTTGCTTAGCATTGTCTGGTTTCCATGTGTTTAGCACAGCATAAGGCTTGCCAGATTTACCTCTTAGGATGTCTACATTGATCCATCCTCTGTAGTTTTTGTGCTTCTCTAAAAAGGCTGTAAACAGCTCAGCGTTAAATCCCATCTTTGCGATCACAAAGTCTGGACCATTTTGAGGTACATCTACTGATACTCCCTCTGGAAAAATTTTCTCTTGTTGCATGATTAAAAATTAAATTTAGAATTAATTACTTCTCTGTATTGGCGCTTCATTTTATACATGCTCAGCACCTTTTGAGCCTGTTCCTTTGTTCCTTTTAATACTTTCTGGAGCTGTGCCTCAGTAAGCCATTGATCATTTTGCTGCTGATGGATCGCATTTGCTACCTCCTCAGCGCTAGCTATAGAGGTATCGATCCCTATGCCTAAGTAGCCTAAAGCTCGCCCTAGTGCAGAGGTAAATCCATTCTCTAAAAAGCTGGTTTGATTAATGTGAGAGCTGTCTCTCTTTTCATGAGCATGAGCAGAGGCCATCACTGTACCCTCTGGACTCTTGATCGAGATCTTAAAGATCCCCTCATCGCTGTCTACTTTGACTAGAGTNTCCTCGATAGTCCAATTCTTAAACTGAGGATCTGTCCTAAAATGGATCAGTCGCTCATTGACTGTGATGTAGTCTTTTCCCTTAATTTGGATTTTTTTCATAGTGCTATTTGGTTTAAATTAAAGCCTAACTCATCGAAAACTTTTAGATCACCCAGAGTCATACGATCTGGATTTTCTAACTTCCTTTTTAAAGTTTGCACAGTGATGCCTAACGCCTGAGCTACATCTGATCTTTTCAGATTTAAGCGCTTACATTCATTGACAAACCTAAATTCAAATTCTGTCATTTTTTACATTTTTTGTAAAACTAATAAATAAATCACGATTTTACAAGTACAAAAACCTCTCCCCAGCCAGAAAAATTCTAGTCAGAGAGAGGTAGCAAACAAGGAAAAGCAGAGAGTTCTAAGGTAGCAGATCGTGATCGCCTACATACCTTGTAGTCATTGAGACATTATCGTCTTGATTAGGTAAATGAAACTCTATCTCATATACCCCAGATTTTGCACTGTATTTAAGCCTATCGATCATACCTCCTACTTTGGTCTGAAAACCAGAGAAGTTGATCCAGATCTTATGATAAGGCTGTATCAGATCAGTGACACCATCCAGCATCTTACAGCTGATTGAGTATCTCTGTAAATGTACTCTATTATCATTTAGCATAGACTGAGCATGGATCTTGTTGATCGAGTTATAATCGAGTCCAGTTCCAGAAGTGTCTACCATTCTAGGCGTTCTATGNTGAATACCTCCAAANCCAAAGACTCTAGTATAAAATGGCGCATTAAATTCTAAGCTCTTTGATGAGTTTCGTCTNTTTACGCCTATGACATAGTGTTCAGTGTTTCTATCGATATCAGTCTGGCCTTGTTGAGCAAATCGATCCAGTACTACCCTGTCGATATAAAATACGCTATTCGCCTGAGCATTGGTGATCTTAGGTTTAAGGATCACTACTCTGTATCGCTGTTTTTTGACATAAGCTCCAGAGGTATCAGTAGCTGCTGCGATTGTTTTATTTAGCTCTTGCCATGAGTTATTTTGTGATCCAGTAAAGGTCTCAGAGTGTACCACTACGCTAGACTCATTGGTATAGCTGGTCCATGCAGATCCAGTCCAGTACTCTGTAGATGTNCTACCTCCAGAAAACTCATTCTGGCGCATGAGCGCATAGTANANCGTGATATCTGAGGTATCACTTACAGCATCTGATTGATGATAGAAACTGATNCTCAAATACGAGTCTTTNACNAGATAGTACTGGTAGTCACCATCAAATCCAGAATCTAGGATCTTATCTGTTGCTAGAGCTGGAGTTCCAGTTGTGATCCATGACTGTGTCTTGATCGAGTAGTTTCCAGACAGTACTCTGGACTGATTGATATAGTCAGTGTATGGAGCAGCTAGATTGATGTAGTCGCTATAGTAGGTATTATTAAATAGCACCCCTCCATATTTAAGCTCAAAGGATGGATCATTATTTAGGTTATTCGCCCAGATCTCAAACTCTCCCATGTTTCTAAAGGATGGAGTGTANTTGTTCACTTTAGCATTGATCTGTACCCTGTCTACTGGAGTTTCATATCGTACACTCAGATCATTTTTTAGTGCTTTGTACTGTGTAGGGATGATCTTTAAGACATTGACTGTCTCAGAGCTGTCATAGATCCCTCCAGAGACATAGTTTTCAAATACTACCTCTGACTCTCCTGTGTCGATCAAACTCTGATTTTCATAATCATTATAGTCAGATGTGATCGTACCAGCTACTATCGCATCGTCTGTAGCTTTATCAGTATAGAGTGCATTTGGGATCATGTACCACTTTTCCTGAGCATAGAATAGTCTGGCATTAAACGCCTTTAAGGTATTTACCAGATAGTCATAGACATTGTCTCCTATAAGATCAAAGCCTCCAGTGTATAGATAGGCATGCTGGATCTTGTGCAAGTATTCCCAGTCTCCAGTAGGAGTGTCTCCAAATCTATAGTCTAGTATCTCTATTGGCTGGTTTACTCTGATCCCTATGCCATAAGGTAGAAAGCCTAAAATGTTATATAGGTACTGGATCGTGTCGCTTTTAGGAGTAACTGTAGCAGTACCCTGACTAGTAGATATGTTTTTTAGTGTAGCCAGCATATCAGTTGCCACTAGCTGATACTTCTGAGGCGTACTAGAGATATTTTCTTTGTACTCTGCATTGGATANATATCCTCTCCAGTAAAGCTCCATAATAGGCTCATCAAACTCATCTACTCCATTCTGGACATACAGCTCCACTGGAAAAGTGCTGGAGCTATTTGTACTGAGGATCTCCTGTACATCGATCACATTAGAGCTGCCATCATTAAGCAGATTGATCTCTAGTCTGGATGACATGATGTTATTGTAGATGTCATCAGAATTATCCCAGATCAGTACAGCTGGCTCTACATCGCCTAGTATGTTATTATCATCCTCTGTGATTGTAGGCGTGTGATACAGCTTGTATATAGATAGCCTATGCTTTCTACTAGTAGATGCTGATCCAGATGCATGTACATCTGAAAAATTTAAGTTATAAAGAAGTCCAGCGTTTGGTATTGGCATATTATAAGAAATTACCTCGTTGCTTATTAGCTCTTTCAAGTGCNACCACTAGATCCTGACCTTGTACTCTAAACTCTCCAGAGACATTGACATTACCTTGTGATCCACCTATTAAGTTTTTAAGACGATCCAGAGGAGCTACTACTTCTGGATTTGATTTAGCTCCAGCGTATTCACCCATGAGTCCTAGAGTTGGTCCAGATATGATACCACCATTAGCAAAAGCCTTAACTCCCTCAGATGCTTTCTGCATCCTNTTTTTAAAGTATGTTCCTAGTCCTACTAAAGCNACACCAGCAGCAATAGCNACAGCTGGATTCAGGCTCTCTAAAGCCTTTTTAATACCAGCAATAGCAGCACCAATTTTGATAGCTGCTTTACCTACATCGATCAGTAGCTGTGAGAAAGCGCCTCCTAGCACTTCTCCCATGTTACCACCCAGACTACCTATGCCACTCATAGCGTTTCCTAGAGCCTCTCCTAGACCAGTTAAAGCTCCAGCAGCAGCCTCAGATAGTAAGGCACTTAATTGATCAAACTCCTCTGTTGCTTCTTTGGTGACATCTTTGATCTCTCTAAAAGCATCAGCTGTGTCTCTTACATGATTAGCGAAAGACTTTTGACTAGCCTCTCCAGCAGCATTCGCATAGATCAGATTGGTATCAGCAGCGATNAGATCATCTACAGCTTTAGCCTGTGCATTAGCAGCAGCTACCATAGGATCAGTATCTACTTCTCTGATAGTTGGCATNTTAACCTTATCTCCTCTACCAAAAGGTAGCGATGGAGNTGCCAGACCAGACATACCTCCAAAAGCCTTATCAGCAGCTTCTCTAGCTNCTTTACTTTCTTTGGCAAGTTTCGCCATTGGTTTAACTGCACTATTGATTGACAGTGCAAATACTCCAAATGGATCAGCTACATTACCATAGTTCTCAAGTACCTTAAACATGCGCTCAAAAAAGTTGAGATTTGGCGCTATGGCTTTAGTGATCATGTCTAAGGCATTTACAGCTAATAGAATACCCTGTACCACTACATTCATACCTATGAGCCTAAGACCTTTAGCAAGTACTTTAGCTCCTTTAGCAGCTACACTAGCTACTTTGCTTAGTCCAGCGATTCCTGTAAGTACCAGAGGCACTATACCACTGACCAGTACTAGATTTGAATAAAATCGTCTAGTCTCTGGATTCATATCCTTAAATGACTCAGTCAGTTTCTGGATATTCTCTGTAAGATTCTTAGTGTTATTGACTAGATCATAGTCCTCTATAAGAGCTTTACCCAGCTCAGCAAATGCGATATTTACATTATCCTGTAGTGTACTGGCGAGTCCAGAAAGAGTAGTAGAGAGCTTTTTCATACCACCCTCAAATTTTCCACCCTCACTAGTAGCATCTTTAAACGCCTTTAGTAAGACATCAAATGTCACAGCTCCCTCAGAGACCAGCTCTTTGATCTCCTCTTTAGCTACGCCCATTGACTCAGCTAATAGATCGATAATAGGTACTCCATTATTTACTAACTGTAGTAAATCCTGTCCCATTAATCTACCAGCAGCAGCAGCCTGACCAAAGGCCACAGTGATCCCTTGCATATCTCCACCAGAGACAGCAGCGATATCACCAATAGCTTTAAGAGATTGAAATGCTACATCAGAGCTGACTCCAAATCCTAACAGTGTATTATTCGCCTTGACCAGCTCATCTAATTGGAAAGGAGTAGCAGCAGAAAACTTAACTAGTCGCTCAAAAGATTTAGCTCCTTTTGCAGCAGATCCCTCAAGTACATTGAGCTGCATCTGTAGCTTTTCAAAGTTTGCAGCAGTCTTAAGAGCTTTAGCTCCAGCTAACCCTATAGGTACTGTGATTGATGCTGTTAGTCCAGCTCCAATTTTTCCTAATTCGTTACCAAATGAGTCAAGCCTTTTCTCAGCTCTAGACATCGATTGCTCAAACTTCTTGAGTTCAGCAGATATGATGACTCTTAGATTAGTGTCAGCCATGTATTGAGATTTACTACAAAGGTAACCATTTAGCGCTTTTTGAATTTGGCGCTATTAGCTCGATCCAGAAATGCCTCATATTGCTCTCTAGTCGATTTAGGAGCATTTTTTTTCTTGTGGACTATTTTGTCCTGTGGTAGAGAAAAAAGTTCGTGAGGCTTAATTAAATGCTGCTTTTTAGAAGTATTGACATTGTACAGCATAGTAGAAACAAATCGAGTCTGTTCCCATTCCATATTGAGGCGTATGGCATGAGCCTCTCCTAGCCTCTGATTTTCACTCCATGTGTATCTCCAGAATTTGTCTGGATCTATGCCTACTTGACCTATGTAGTAGTCTAGTAGATCATCCCATGAGAGAGGCTTTTCTACTTTCCCTCAGAGTCTGGATTTCGTTCGATGCCCATGTTAAGATCATTGCCTAGTATTCTAGACTCACCCATTGCTAGGATGATCTTATTGAGTCCATCAGCATCCAGATCCTCTAGCCATGATCCTACTTTAAATTTATTGTATTCGATCTCATTGCCCTCCTCTTGATCATAGGCGAGTAGACCACAATAAACAATAGATCTAACAGCGTTAAGTGATACGCCATTTTCAAAAATAGATCCCAGCTCATCCAGNCTGATGTTTAGATCATCAGTNAGAGCTGCCCAGAAGTTCATAGAAAAGTGTAGTGTGCGCTGTTTCCCTCCCAGCTTCACTGAAATGTACCCTCGTTTCTTGTTTGCCATGATGTATAAATAAGAGACACCTCACCCAGTAGATCCAGATGAGGTATCGATTTTATTCCTTATGCGTTAGTCGATGCTACGATAGGACCAGTAAGTGTGATAGTCCCAGAGTAGGTAGCAGCAGCTTCCATATCACCAGATACAGACAGCTCGCTGATAAATCCATCAGCAGTGTAGATCTGATCTCCAGATACAGCTGTACCAAATACAGCCTCAATAGAAGTGCGCCCTAATAAAGCAGTCGCTAGATCATCTACATTGTCGTTAGTATCAGTGTAGTCTACTAGACCATCAAAAGAGATAGATCCAGAGATAACTCCAGCGATTACTTCCTGAAAACCTGACGAGTCTTTAGAAGTAGCCTCTGGCATGTCTACAGAAAGTGAGATCTCACATGATGTAGTGTGACCTACAGCTGTGCCATCGATTTTAACTAATAGGTTAGTACCATTAAATACGCTAGATGCCATGTTATTATGTTTTTACTTTACAAATATACTACTATAAAATTTAGTCCTTGATCGAGTCTATATACTCCTGTATCTCCTCTCTCCTGACTCTTAATTTAAATGATAAATCAGCCTCCCAGTACTTGACCATTTGACCATCTTTGAATACCCAGATCGCTGGTACAGCTTTGATCCTTTCTTTGAGAGCTTCTGGCTGCTCATTAAGATAAGCAAATTGCACTCTAGCTCCTTTGATCCCATTGAGATCTATACTATTGCGCATGTTCCACTCTGCATTGACCTGTATGATCGCTATGCCTTGACCATAGATTTTAAACATTGACAGTAACCAGAATAGAAATATCAGCGCTCTCATTCTTTTGTGCTTATTTTAAACAGACGCTCCTCGATCTTGTCCAGCTTACTACCTATCTCATCTACCTTTTTCTGAGTGTTCATGATCGTCTCTCTGACCAGCTCATCNTTTAGATCATACTCTGTNCGAGAGATCTCTGGTTTAGGTAGCTCCTTAGCCAGCTCNATGTCTTTCTGGAGTGTAGTGTACATTAATATCAAAGATGCCACCCCTCCTATCACTATGGCGATAGTTTTAAGATCTAGAGTTAGCTTTGTGTTTTCGCTGATTTCGTGTGCCATTGATAGCGTATTGTATTTGTAGTACAAAGATAGCAAATCGTGATTTTTGTTATTTGCCTCTGGATCAGTACCCAAATAAAAAAAGGCAGCCATCTGGCCACCTTTAAAAAGTTTTCTAATAGAAAACCTATCTCAGTATTCTCTTGATCCAGTTGTATCGTTTCCTGTGGCTTAGATAGTTTAGATCACCATCATTAGCATAGGCTTCTCTCTCGAAAGAGATATTTTGATACGCCTTAGATCTGTAGATAAATAGCTTGACAAACCACTCTAAAACATACAGAAAGTAGAAAGGGATCACTAACAGCTCCAGAGCTTGCTGAAAATGTATTGACTCGTGATTGATGACCTTTCTGTTTCTAGTACGCCAGAAGTCCTCTGAGCTATCTCTATACTTCTCTCTGAGGATCACAAAAGGAAACAGTGCGATGCCTCCTACTTTAAAAAACCATGAAAAAGCATCCAGAGTCTTATCTGAATACTTAACGATAGGTCTGAGCTTATGTAGCTGCATTAAGCCTCCTCTACTTCTACTTCTGGAGCTTCGTCTACTTCGTATGATCCATCATTGATATTGATATTAATAGGACCATACTTTTCCTTTAGCTCATCAAATAATTTCTGGCGCTCTGATCTTAGATCTTTAAGAGCTGAAACGATATCAGATTCTGCTAGTTTGACATTTGCCAGCTCATTGATTAGAGCTGAGCCTTTTTGTTCTTGAGCTTTTAGCGCTTCTAGTTCGCTCTGCTCGATTTTTCCTTGTGACATTTTATTTAGATTTAATTAAATTACTTCCTCTTGTGCTGTAGCTTCTGACTCATCTGATGCTAATAAAGCTGGATCTATATTTAATCTGGTG